GGCATCTGCAAACTGCTCTTCTAATTTTTGACGAGCTTTACGTTCTAATTCAAAGTCAAATGCTTCGACTTCATCATCGGTTTTATTATCATCTGAAGCGTCATTTTTAGTGTCTTCTGTAGAAACTTCTTCAGTTCCCATCTTAGCGTCAACTTCTTCGCCAGCTTTTTGGACATTGGTTTCAGGTGATTCTGAGGTAGCATCTGCCATTTGATCTGCTGGATTCTGCTCTCCAGTCATTATTTCCTGAGCCTTCATTTCAGCTTGAAGTTCTTCTTTAATTTTGGCTAAAAGGGCGTCTTCATCTTTTAAAATGATTCTAAAGCCTTTTTCGATCTTCGACTTAACTAATTTAGTGTGGCCGGCTGCTTGATTCTGACGTGTCTGAATAACTGCCGCAATAGCTGTATCCTGATATGACATCTGTTTCAAGTGAGAATTTTGAAGACGGTACGGTTTGTCCAACCAACCCTGGGAATGAATAGAATAACTTGGATCTTCGATTACGGCTTTACCGAAAAAGAAATCTTCTTCGATATTAGAGTTAAGTATAGTTGTTTTAGCTTTAAAGATTTGAGTGTCAAGATAAGCGTTGCCAGCTTCAAGCACCTTTTGGAATATAGATATTTTGTTATTATCTTGGCTCATGATCCCTCAGTGTTCATAAAGTATAGTTCTACATTGTTAATTATACCAACCGTGCTATATTAAAAGACAAACTGAACGCCATCGTCACCGTCGTCATCCTCTAATTCTTCTGCCCTGACTAACTTTCCAGTCTTGGGGTGCTTTACGAATTGGCCTGAATTATCAAATACATTCTCAGTTAAGTGTCCTGATTGTACCAGCATATCAGTGCTGGGTGCTTTAAAAGATCTACCTTGATTATCGACCTGAAGTCCATAGTTTTCAGTAGATGCTCCAGAGACTACTTCAAATATTCCCTGACCGATCTCTTGGGTCGCTAAGAACGCTGAGACCGCTAATGAGTCAGCAAAGTCGTCTGTTCCCCCGGCTGGGTGACCAATCTTAATAGTTCCAGATTGTCCCTGTTCGACTATCAATTCTTTTAACTCTCGAGTCTGAATCTCATTATCTAGTAAGTCGGCTTGTTGAGAATGGATAAGTTTCTTTAAGTTGAAGTAAATCTTCTTCTTAAACATTGGTGTAAAAGTATACTCTTTTAGCGTAACTCCGTAAGTTCCAAAGATCTCTTTCAATGGTTGAAAAGCGTATTGATCGGCTGCGACCTCGTCAATATTGAATTGCTTACAGACGTTTCTGATGTATTCAGCCACTTCAAAGGATGATACTGGTTTTTGTTTAGTACCTTCCCAGCTCTTAGAAATGTATTGTCTTAATCGACCATTGCTTAACTGGGTCCCGGTTTCTTCTGTCGAGATCTTCTTAGGGTTCACATAAGCGCTGACCGAGAACGTAAATCTATCACCTTTATAAGCGGCATCGATTGCTGCGGCATATTTTACAGGTTCAGTTTCAGGCGGTACGAATGATTGTTTCTTTAAAACAGCCATGTCTATGTATTCTGGGGTAATGAAAAAGCTTAAAGAATCTGCGAAGTTACCACGGTACTCTTGATCGAATGAATCTGGATCTAAGTCATATTCTTCTTTAAACTCTGATCCAGGCATAACATCGTCTGGAGCCATCATCCATGAAGGAGCTTTAAATACGGCATAAGACGGAGGTAGCTCACCAGCTCTATCTTTCTTATATTCACTATAAAGAACGCCCTGTTTAATTCCAGGTGACGAGAGTTTAATCAACATTCCAAACTCTCTAAACTGCTTCATGGCCGGACGTACGGCTTTCATGATCTTGGCGTCGGTCTCTTTCATGTTCTCGTCTAAGTTCCAGAATGCAATCTCATCGCAAAGGATGGCGCAGGCTGCAACTCCCCGAGTAGTCTTACTTGATGCTGCAGCAACTTTGATTTGAACACGTGACCATTGAATCTGGGTTCCATTAATAATCCATGGAACTTTTAGATTCATTGTTGACGTGGTATTCTTTTTGTCTTTATTAACTAGAGCGCTTAGAATGGTAGATGATTCAATTAGTGTACGAATAACCTCTAAAACTTCATCAGAAAACTCTCTAGAGTGTGACATAATCAGTACGGTTGCGTACGGAGTTTTCTTTAAGAAAGGCTTCCAATTATTTGATATTGCACAATAAATTGCGATAACCGCTGAAATAAGAGTCTTACCCGAACGTCGTCCGCATATCAGATTGATCTTATTGATCTTGATTTCTTTTAATCGTTTTGGATTATACTTAGACTCAGTCAGGAATTCATAGATTTCGTATTCAGTCATTAGAACTGTTTTGAATCCAATGCTGTTACCGTCTCTGAATTCGAATCTGACTTTCTTTTTAGTCAAAGAGTCCAGTTCTTTACCGAATACGATTTTAAATATAACTTCTTGAGTTGGGGTCGGTTCTAGATCTAGAAATCCGCCAGCTTTTACGAAGTTCTCAATCGGATCTTCTTTAATCTTTTCAACGATTTTATTAAAGAGAATCGCAAAATCTTTTTGACTAAGTTTAGAAATATCCATTAATCGACGTCCTCACGAGACTTCTTTTTAAAGAGATCGTTGTAATTTGTTACGTCGATGATGTCACCACCTACCGTGGTTTCATCTTTTGGTTTATTGATAATAGCATCTATGTTTCCTAAAAGTTGTTTTAAACCCTCAGATAACGATACACTTTCTTTTAATTGGGAGATCTCATGCGCCACATTAGGGATCTTGATTTGCATCGGGATTCCGTTGGTGTCGTGTAGAATTTCTCCCGAGATCGGGTGAACTTTATAGAAATGGCCCCACTTTGAGTAATACGCCATATAATCTTCTAGGATCTTTTCTAACTGAATAATCCTGATTCGTTTAAACTGAGTTTCAATGTTCATAAGCTTTTCAGCTTGAACTAATTGCATACTTTGAAGTTGAGCTAACCCATGTTTGATGTGGGCTGCTCTTAACTCTTGTAACTTATTGTCTGATATGATTTTTTGAACTACATCAACGGATACGAAGAACTTGGCCGCCAGTTCTATGGGAGACAAGCCTTCGACTATATATGCCGATTTTATGTACTCGACCCCAACGTGAACCATTTGTCCACCTGGGCCTTCAGTCAATATAGTGCTTTTAGATTCGTCATTACCATCAAACGTCATGCTACTTCCCATTGTTAGTTATATTATATCCAACTGGGAAAGTAAAGTGTAGTTTGCTTAAAAGTATCTAGAAACTAGGTTTTTATACGCAGTTCTATTTTTTCTAGTTGTCGGAGTGTCCCGTACCCCGGTATTGTACATTGTCCAATATTCGTCATCTTTATGACCGAATTGTTTTTTAAAGTCGGATAGTACGATCGCAGACGCTTCAACTGAATACTCTAGATCAGTCATTAATTTCTTTAAATTGAACTTGTAACCTTTAATAGTTAAATGATTGATCTGACCTATTCCAAAATCGACTGCCACGCAGTCTTGTTCACCAGTCGTGATAGATATTCCACACTTAATGTTTCTAGCAGTCAGGCGGTAACCGGACTCTTGCATAAGCATCGCAGCCAAAAGTTTAGCTGGTACGTTGTGTTTCTTACTCTTTTTTGAGATCGCCGTTGCTAGCGATACTAGATACTTCTGTTGTAACTTCGGGTTGTTTTTCTTGATCTGCACTACTAGGTTGTGGAATTCTTGATCCGCTTTCGAGAATTTGCGGCTTGATGCCTGATTGCTGCTGACTGCCGTGCTTATTAGTACCATTGCTAGGATTACTGTTCTGATCATAATTGCCTCCTGTTAAAGCTTTCTTAACCAGATTTATTGCCATTTCCATAATCTTAGGATCGTCTGTGATCCTAAATCGAAAACTAGGCAGCATTTGGCTAAGTATGTCTTGTACTTCTTCAGAAATTCTTTTCTTGAAGAACTTTCGTCCTATCCATGTTAAGTCTAGCAGAACCAACATAGATTTTTGTTCTCTATAAATAAGTAATTCAACCTCCCGTATTTTAGGAGAAACGGCTAATATATTAAGTTTCAAGTTATTAACCACTTGAGGGTGGCTAAGCAACTCTAACTCTAAAAACCATTTCATACCTTCAGCTTGATATTTAGTTCGATCCATAACTATACTTTATCACGTAATTAGTTACGTGGAAACTTAAATTGTAGGTAAGCGTCTCCAAGTGAGATGCTATCTGCAATATCATTATCGTTTTGATTCAACTGGACGTCCAAAGCTAAACCAAACTTCTTATTGACGTGTCTTGCCGCTAAATCTTTTGCAGTATAGATGGGTAATTTTGAGACGCCTCGACCTAATTTTGGATTTAGTTTCTTAGCCTCTTTA